TTCTCGCTTGGTTTAATATTTGCCCAATCTGGATGATAGTAATACGCTTGTACCTCTTTATCATCTTCAGAACATTTCTCTGCTCTTAATGTTTCAATTGGTAAATGCTCAACCTTTTGAATTGTTTTTTTATCCTTTGAGTAAATAACTTGAATAGCACATTGACCAGCTAACTTTAAATCGTATGATAATCTTCTAACAACATCTTTTTTAAATAAAGAGATCATTCTTGCATACGCTTCTGGTTTTCTTGAACTATCTGTTGCATCTAAACCTTTCCCATATATCATTTGAGAAATACCATTAATAGCAGCATTGTTTGTTGCTGAACCATTATATCTATCAATTAAAAATTGAAAGTAGTTGTTATCTGATCCAAACTCAATCCATTCTTTGTTTTTTGACTCAACAATCTCTGGAGATGTGTATGTAGATAAATTAACAAAACTAATTTTAGAATTTCCTTTATTAGTGTTTGGTTTTCGATACTTGTTTATGTGTTTACTCATAATAATATAAAATCGTTATTACCGCTCTTTGATTTATACTGGTCTTTATTTACAGTATAATGTTCATTGTTAGATTGGTTTGTTGATTGTACTGTACAAAATATTTTATCTCTGTAAATGATTTTTTGAGTACTTGTCTGAATTACTTTTAAATCGTAAAACCTACCCTCTTTTAAATCAAAAACACTTGATAATTCTATATAATTGCCAACCTTTGTTGCAGTTGGTGTAATTGAAACAGATGTATTTGTACTATCATCTCTCAAATCCATTGAAACAGATGTAGAATATACTCTTGGTATAATCTTTATTGCTTGTGTACTTGAAGTTGGTAATAAATGTTTCATATATATATAATACTAAAACATTGTATTTTTATTTATTTAAACCAAAAAAAAAGGCAACCGATTAAGATTGCCCTTTTATAAAATTAAAATAATTGAATTATGCGTTTGGGTCTATTTGAGATGAACTTTCATTAGCAGTTATAACTGTTGAAGTTACAAAATAAGCTGGAGAAGTTTCCATTCCTTCTAATGTTAAAGTAAATCCACTTAAATCTCCCATTGCAGCACCAGATACAATTGTACCTCCAGTAACCTCTGCTCCGTGTTCTAAACCAACCATAAAGAAGTTCCCATTATAATCTTCAATCGCAACGTGCGGTCTTGAAGCAGCTAATAATTTGATTTCCTCTTGTGTTGCTTTATCTAAAGTAGTTAAAGTTAAATTTAATGTTTGAGTATAAAAAGTAGTTCCGTTTTCTCTTGAACTATTTATTGTTGTTTCTAAAGATGAATTACCTTTAATGTCAAATTTAAAAAAGTTTGGAGTTCCAGAAATTGCAGTAATTTCACCAGATGCAATAGTAGTTGTTCCCAATGTACCATAGTCTGCAAAATAAACTGCCTTTAAACCACCAACTGAACTTTTACAAGGTAACGCTCTTCCAGATGTAAGTAAACAAGCCATTTGATATATGTTTTTTTAGTTATTAAAAAAAAAGGGTAAGCAGATTAACTACCTACCCCTTATTGTTATTATTTATTTATTATTAAGAGTAGAAAACTACATCTTCCAATACTGCAATCTGAACTCCAGCAGTATAACGTGCGATAAATCTAACGTTTTTTGATCCGTCTAAATCCGCCATATCTAAAACTTTGATTTCGTTATGGTCTGCAAGCAATCCAGTTCCGAAGAATAAGTTAGATTTCAAAGTAGATACCATTGTATCATCAGCTAATCCATTTGCAGCAACAACTTTGATTCCATCGAAATACTGAATATCAATATCTTGATTGTTTCCTAAACCATTTACTCCATTTGCTCCAACTCCGTTAGCAGAAAATCCTCCTAATGCTCTCTTGTACGCTCTAAATACGTTTTGAGATACATATATATATAAATCTTCGTTTCCGTATAAAGAAGAAGGTACTGCATCAGCAACTTTTCCTAATTCAGCAATAACGTTTGCAGCATCAACTGTTGTTCCAGTAATGTCTTGACCAGCTGGTAAAGTAGCAGCAGTTAATAATGTAGAAAAACCATCAAATGTTCCAGCACCAGCAGTTCCACTCCAGATGTCAGTTTCAGTTTGTGCAGCAATTTGTGCAGCCATTAATCCGATAAAGTAATCAGAAAAGTTAGATGGTAAATTATCGTGTGCAGAATATCCCATTGAGATAGCTTCCCAATCTGATTGGAAAGGAGTTTTACACAACTCTAAATTTACTTGTAATTCTTTTGGCTCGATAATTCTTTCAGTTAAAACAACTGCTCCAGCATCTGTAAAATCACAACTTGCGTTTGCGATAGCACCAGATAAACTAACTCTTTTTAAAACTTCTTTAAATTTTACATTTGGCTTAACCTCGATTAATCCGTTTGCGATAGTGTTACCAGATAAAAGTGCAGCAGAAACATATTTCCCAGCAAATTCTCCAGCGTAAGTACTTGTAATTGATAAACTCATTTTTTTATTTGTTTAGTGTATTAAAAATTCTATTTATTGTGTTATTTTTACCTTTTTGAGAGTAAAGGTTTAACTCTTTTTTTTCTGTTAAGTTTTCTGGATTATGAGAAATTCCTTCAACTTCTGGTTCAGCAGATAATTCAACAGATACTTCTTCAACTTCTTTAACCTCTACTTTTGCAAGTTTCAATTCGTTGATTTCGTTTCTTAATTTTTCGATTTCAGAAAAGAACATTTCTTCTGTAATTGATTTTACGATCTTTTTAGGAGATGCAGTTTCAGTTGATAATTCTTCTTCTTCTACTTCTTCCTCAACTACTTCTTCTTCTGGTGCTTCTTCTTCTGCTCCAGCTTCTTTGATTTCAGCTATAATACCTTCTTCTTCGATAACAATTATTTTACCATCTGCTTCATATTCTCCAACTGGTACTGCAACTCTTTCTTCATCTGCAACGACAAAGATTTCTTCACCAGCTTCAAATGCTTCCGCTTCTAAAATAGCACCATTATCAAGTTTCATTTGCTCTAACTTCACTTCTATACCAAGTAAAATTCTAACTTTGTTTAATGTTTGATTTGTATTCATAATTATATAATAAAATTTAGTTAATATTTTGCATTTTGGTTTTCAATTATAATTTAAAACCCTTTGTTTTTGTAATTGCTTTTTTAAATGAATCTTCATAAGACATAACCTCTTGAACTGCTTTAGTCATATTTTTATAAACAGTAGTTTCTTTTATATCTACCCCAATAGATTTAGCTTGTTTTCCAACCCTACTTATTTCAGAATTTAACTCCGAAGAAAGTTTTAATAATTTTCTTTCTCCATCCTCTATTTTATCTCTTAAATTCATTAAATCTTTTTGAGCAAGATTTCTTGCATCTAAATAAATAGATTGTGCCTTTTGTGAAAATTCTTTAAATTCAGTAGCTAACTCAATTTTTTCAGCAGATAACTCAACTTTATCCTCTTTGAATAACTTATTAAATACTTCTCTTTGTGTGTTCATTGTGTTATTGTTTTGCGTTTTGGTATTAAATTTCTTTAGATGCTGTTTCTATTTTTATTGCAGATTTACCCCAAGAACTTGATAAATTACCAGCAGAAGAAAATAAATCTTGAGCACCTTTTACAATATTAGGAGCACCCAATTCCTTTGCCATTCCCTCTAATTTTTTTGCGTTTGATTTTACTTTATCTAAATCATCAGATATTTTAGATAAATCATTAGCTGCTTTTTGAATTATTCTTTTTAGAGGTACTGCTTTTGCAGCGATAGCTTTATAATCAGACCTCAAATCATCAATAGCACCCAACTCAACTTTTTGCGTTGCTAATTCTGTTTTATCTTCCTTAAACAGTTTATTAAATACTTCTCTTTGTGTTTTCATTATATATATATTAAATTTAGTTTTCTTCTGTTGCGTTTATACTTCCGATACCTTGCTTCCAATAATCTGGAGCATTGCAGTCTTTACCTTGATTCTGTTTACACTCAATTGAGTATGTATTCTTACACTTACAATACACCGCTCTCATTATGATAATAGTTTTTTAAGTTCTTCTATTACCTTTTCTTCAGTAGATAAATCTTCTTTTAATTCTTCGTTTGGTCTTTCCATTTTATCAGCAAAATAACCCTCTATTGAGAATCCTTTTACTTTTCCAGTCTTAACATAATCATTCCAAATCTCATCATTTTCAACTTTAACAGAACCCATCCACGTTCCAACTGGTACATCTAAACCATATAAAGCAGTCTTGTCTTTTGCCTTATCTTCAACAATCCAACTTTCAACAAGTGTTAAATCTTTTAATTGTGCATCGTGTTCTAATGTTGAATTCGATTGATTACCATTCTGTAAATACATTTGAGATGCTTTTGCGACAGTCTTTTCTGAAAAGAATATATAGTATTCTTCTTCTCCGTTTCTTCTGTAAATTGGCTTTTTTGGTATTAATAAAGCACCCATTAATAAACGCTTCTCTTTACTTATTTCAGCAAGTTTTATTTCTTGATTGTTTAACGCTATAAAGTCAGATTCAATAGCTGGATTCTCAACAACGCTAATTGCTTCAACTCCAATTGCTTCATCATCATCTAAAATAAGTTCTATTATTTTCATAATTATATAATGATTTTAAATTAATATTTTATATTTTCAACTACTTTTTTATCCTATTGAAGCACCCTTTACAATATTCCTATCCATTTCTTGTGCAGTTGTTACATCGTTTGAAACAACAAACGCTTGAACTGGTTGTTGTGATTGACTACCAATTGCCTCTGCTAACTGATTAGTATCACTTGCTCCAACAACATTAAATGCTGGAGGTAATGATGGTGCAGTAGGAGTAGCAACAGTTCCACCACCTCCACCGCCAGTTGCGAATGATGGTGCAGCTGGTTCTTGTGATGCAGTAATTTGTTTAACGTTTGCAAATCCAGATGCTATAATTCCAGCAGCTCCAATGTAACCAAATATTCCCCCTTGTGCAAGTGCTTTATTCGCTCCAGTATAAGTATCTCTTATTGCTTGTGTAACTGCTAATGCTTTACCAAATTTACTATTACTACCTAATAAACCAGCAATAGCACCTAAAGATTCAAATACAGTTTTTTCTTTTTCTTTTGCAATCTGCTT